ACGTCCATCAATCGGTGGTGCTGGCGGTGGCTTTTCACCTAAACGTATACCCCCACAAGACTTTGGCTTTGGCCCAGGCATTATGCCGCCAACTCCAGATTTTTTACCTGAAGAAATGCCTATGCAACCAAGAATGCCTATGCCTATGCAACCAAGAATGCCTATGCCTGCTCCGATAGCATCACCTATACCATCAGATCCTATGCCTATGGCATTAGTAGATTTACCAAGATTAGAATTACCAAAAATAAACAGAATGGATAGAATGAATGTAATGGACAGACCGATACCTATGATGCCAAGAATGGGAGGAAGAGGTAGACGTTAATAATATTTGAAAATTAGGAGAGAGCTAATTGGACGGAATAAGACTAGCAGAGTATTTTTTTAAAACTTTGCGAGAAAGAGAGAGAAACACTGTTGACATTATTGCTGGCGGCAATATAAAATCAATGGAAGATTACAAATATCTTATGGGAGAGTTATCAGCGATTCGTTCCCTACAACAAGATTTAAGAGAAACGCTGCAAATGGATGATAACGATGGTTGATACAATCGCAAAAAAAACAAAATTCGAACAACACAAAGAAGATGTTGCAAAACAAAAAGTTGAAGAAAATTCAGAACTAGACAAAGCTTTTATAAAATCAGACGAAAGGGTACTCGATCCTAAACTACTAGATAAATCACTACTTGACAGAATGCCAAATCCTACTGGATGGAGAATACTTGTATTGCCATACAGAGGTAAAGGTCAAACTGATGGTGGTATTCAACTAGTTAAAGAAACTTTAGATAAAGAAGCTTTGGCTACAGTGATCTGCTATGTTTTAAAAGTAGGCCCATTAGCCTATAAAGATAATAAATTTGGTGAGCCAGATAGAAGATCCCCTTGGTGTAATAAAGGAGATTGGATTCTAATTGGTAGATATGCAGGAACTCGTTTTAGATTAGAAGATGATAACGAAGTTCGTATTATTAACGATGATGAAGTGATTGCGACAATCCTTGATCCAGATGATATTAAATCTTTATAGGAGTAAAGAATGAGCGAAGAAGCACAGAATATAGATATAGAAATTACAGATGAAAAAATTGAAAAGGCCGCACTTCCAGAGAATAGGAGAGTGGAAGATGAGGTACAAGAAGATCCTGTAGAAGTTGAAATTAAAGAAGAGGTATCAGCAGCATCTGAAGATGAGATACAAGAAGACTTTGAAGTTTCACCTAAAGTAGAAGAAAAAGCAAAGGATCAGTCAGAGGTAGAAAAGAGAGCTACCCTTGCACAAAACAGAATTAACAAAGCTGTAGCACAAGCCAAAGAGTTTCAAAGAAGGGAGCTGATGGCTATTCAGTATGCTAAAGATCTTAAAGATCAAAATGAAAAACTAAGACAGTCTCAAAAAACTTTTCAATCTAGTTACGGTGATGAGTTTGGTAATAGAGTTGAATCTCAACTTAGCTTATCAAAACAAGCATTAAGACAAGCAACTGAAGCTGGAGATTCTGAAGCTATAGCAACAGCAACAGAAGCTTTAAGCATGGCAACAGCTGATAAAGCTAGACATGAGCAGTATTTAATACAGCAAAAACAATACGATGCTCAAGAGCAAGCTTATATAGAACAGGCTCAACAACAACAGGTTTATCAACAAGCTCAACCTGTTCAAGAAGAATATAATGAACCATCAGACAAAGCTCGTGACTGGGCAAATAAGAATACTTGGTTTGGAAAAGATCAAGTTGCAACAAGTGTTGCCTTTGCAGTTCACAAACAATTAGAGAATGAAGGCTTTGACACAGAGAGTGATGAGTATTATAGTGAAATAGATAAGCGAGTGCGACAAGAGTTGCCTCAAAGATTTAACGTGGAAGCAGACAAGAAACCCGTCCAAACTGTCGCTTCAGCTACACGCAACACATCGACTGGACGCAAACAAAATCGTATCGAGTTGACACCGAGCGAACAGCAACTAGCTAAGAAGCTTGGAGTGTCATTTAAAGATTACGCAAAACAAAAAGCGAGGTTACAAAAATCATGAGCAAAGAAATAGATAATAAAACTGAAGATAACAGAGCTACTAGAAACTCTGATACTAGAGAGACAAAAGCCAGACCTAAAGTTTGGAAGATGCCTTCAGCGTTAGAACTACCAGAAGAAGCTATTAAAGTAGCTGAATCACAAGGTATTACTTATCGTTGGATCAGAGAATCTGTACTAGGCCAAGATGACAAAACGAATGTCTCAAAAAGATTTCGTGAAGGATTCGAGGTTGTTAGACCAGATGAATTACCTGGATTTCATGATTTACCTACAGTCGATGATGGTCGTCATGCAGGAGTAATTGGAGTTGGTGGGTTGATACTGTGCAAAATAGATAAAGAAATCGCAGATCAAAGAAATGAATTTTTTGAACAACAAACCAGCAATCAAATGTCTGCTGTAGAAAATGACCTGATGCGTGAAGAGAATCCAGCGATGCCAATCTCAAGAGAGGTTAAATCAAAGGTGACTTTTGGTGGAGGAAACAGAGGATAACTCTGTAACTCTATATATAAATTTAATTATAGGAAACATAAAAAATGGCAAATTTAGATGCTTCATTTGGAATGAAACCCGTAAGAATGATGGGTGGTTCACCTTACTCAGGTGGACAAAGCCGTTATAGAATCGCTGCTAACTATGGAACCAGTATCTTCCAAGGAGATATGGTAATGCAGGTAACTGGAGGCGGTGTAGAAATACATGCTGACGGTGGAACTGTACCGATTGTTGGCGTATTCAATGGCTGTAAATACACTGATCCTACTTCGGGTGAACAAGTATTTAGTAATTATTACCCTGCAAGCACAAATGCTTCAGACATAATTGCTTTCATAATCGATGATCCCAACGTGGTCTTCGAGATTCAAGCAGACGACACTTTCCCAGTGGCTGATCTGTTTGGTAACTTTGACATCGTTTACACAACTGCGGGAAGTACCTTAAGTGGTATTTCAGGAGCAGAGTTAGATGTCACAACAGGTGCTACAACAGCAGGTTTACCGATCAAAGCGATTGATATTTCAGAAGATCCTGAAAATTCAGACGTTGCTTCGGCAAACACTAATGTTTTAGTTGTTATTCAAAATCATATCTGCGGCCAAAAAGGTGCAGGTCTAGCTTAATAAGGAGTATAAATTATGGCAATTTCAAGAGCACAATTAGCTAAAGAATTGGAGCCTGGTTTAAATGCCTTATTTGGCATGGAATACAACAGGTACGAACAACAACATGCAGAGATATTTGAGACAGAATCCTCAGATAGAGCATTTGAAGAAGAAACCATGATCGTTGGTTTCGGTAACGCTAAAGTAAAAACAGAAGGGCAAGGAGTCGAATTTGACAGTGCTACTGAAGGTTTTACTGCTAGGTATTCACATGAAACCATAGCGTTAGCATTTGCACTAACTGAAGAGGCTATCGAAGATAACCTGTATGACAGATTGGGAGCTCGATACACAAAAGCTCTAGCAAGATCCATGGCACATACAAAGCAAGTGAAAGCTGCTTCTGTGCTTAACAACGCATTCTCATCAAGCTTTACTGGAGGAGATGGCAAGGCACTTGTTGCTACTGATCACCCACTAACAGGTGGCGGTACATTAAGTAATAGACCTAGCACTTATTCAGACTTGAACGAGACTTCATTAGAAGATGCAATTATTTCAGTTTCAACTTTTGTTGATGACAGAAATATGGTAATTGCTTTACAAGGTAAAAAATTAGTAATACCACCACAACTACAATTTGTGGCTGATAGACTTTTAAATACACCAGGTAGAGTAGGAACATCTGACAATGACATCAACTCTATTAAGAATATGGGCATGGTATCCGATGGATACACTGTTAATAACTTCTTAACAGATAACGATGCGTGGTTCTTGTTGACAGACTGTCCTGATGGATTTAAACACTTCGAGAGATCTCCTCTTTCAACTTCTATGGAAGGTGACTTTGATACTGGCAACGTCAGATTCAAAGCTAGAGAAAGATACTCATTTGGATTCTCAAATCCAAGAGCAGTGTTTGCATCTCAAGGTGCATAATCTTAACTGATTGTTTAAAGGGAGCTTCGGCTCCCTTTTTTTTTAGATCAAACTAATATACAATCGAAGGACTAGGATTTATTAACTTGTTCTACAGACTGACCTAGCAGACAAGCCAAGACAGTAGAACTTATTTTTCGGGAGAAAAATTATGGCAAAAAGCACTTTTTCAGGCCCAATAAAATCTTTAGCAGGATTTATTTCGGCAGGTAATGCAAACGTAGTTAGCTTAACGGCTGACACTACATTAACAGTAGACTCTCATGCAGGTAAAATTCTTACTTGTAACGATGCAGATGGTAAATTTACTTTACCTAGTATTGTTTCAACAGATCCTGGAGATAACACAGATCCAAATCAGTTAAATAATTTAGGAGCTTCTTTCTTCTTTGTTGTAGAAACCGCAGCTACAGATATGGACATTCTAACTGATGGAACAGATAAGTTCGTTGGTGGTGTGTATACAGGTGTAGATGACAATACTGGTAAAACTTTTATTTCAGCTGCATCTAATGATGTTATTACTATGAATGGATCAACTAAAGGTGGATTAGTTGGTAGTATTGTAAAAGTAACTGCTATGGCTTCTGCTAAGTATGCTGTAGAAGGTATTATTTTAGGATCAGGAACTTTAGTAACACCATTTGCTGACGCATAAGGAGTAGATTATGGCAGATGCAGTAACTTCTCAAACCATACAAGATACCGATAGGAAAGCAATTATGCGGTTTACTAATGTCAGCGATGGCAGTGGTGAATCTGCTGTTAAAAAAGTTGATGTTTCAGCTTTAAGTGCTAACTCCTCTGGTCAAGCTTGTACTTCTGTAAGTATTGCAAAAATTTGGTGGATGACTGTTGGCATGAGTGTTAAGTT